AGTCTATTGAATCCGTCCTGCAAGACCTGTTTGCAAAACACGATGACGGGTATCACCACAAGAGATGCGACGAGGAAATAGAAAAATACCAGAGCTTTACCGTCAGCGGCAGGAAGGGCGCGGCGGTCCGGTGGGGCAAGGAAAAGGGTCGGGAGGCTACAGGGGGCGCATTGGAAGAGGATGGGGAGCCTATGGGCAGCCTATCAAACCCTAATAGCAACCGAGAACCGAGAACCAAGAACCGAGAACCGAGAACCGAGAACCTTAAACCGGGTACATCAAAAACTATAGTCGCTAAACGCGACTGTAATCGTCCCGAAACGGTATCTGAGCAGGTTTGGGATGACTTCCAAACCCTTCGCCGGGCAAAGAAAGCGCCGCTGACGAGCTCGGCTCTTAGCAGGATTGACAAGGAAGCTGGCAAGGCCGGTATTCTACTGGAAGCGGCTTTGATCGAGTGCTGCGCTAGGGGCTGGACAGGGTTTAAAGCGGAGTGGATGAAGGGCAAGGCCGATCCGCTGAACTTTACGGCGGCGAACCGCAGGCTGCTTGAAAAGATTGAAACCGAGGAAAGATTGTTGATTGTAAAACCGCTTGAACTGGGATTCTGAGGGGGCGCTATGAATAGGAAATGGACTGTACGACTCTCGCAATTATTCAAAAACCAGTACGCACAAAAGTTTACAAGCGTCTTTAAAGACGAGAGCGAAATGGATAGCTGGGTCGAAACGTGGTCAGCATTGGAATGCGACGTTGACAGCATGAAAGCGGCGCTTGCTAGACTGCCAACAGAATTTCCAGATTGGCCACCGACCTTTGGGCAGTTCAAGGCGTTGTTGGCAAGCCAGCCTGTCCCCTACCTATTCCTGCCGCCGCCAATCAAGACCCAGCCAAGCCCGGAGCAGGCCGAGCAGCTGGAGAGCCTGATAAAAGCCAAAACGAAAACCGTTGGGCAATGGTGGACACCGAACAGGGTGAGGAACCAGCAGCAGGTCGATTTCATAATCCTGCAAGCCAATCATTTTGGCAAAGACTCGCAGGCGGCCGACTTTTTGCGGGACTGCCGGGCGGCTGGCGTGATTACGGGCAATAATATTTCTACTTAAATCGGAGGATTTATGACTAGAGCAGAACAGATTTACAACGACTTCGAGCAATTCCACTTGCAAAACTACCATGTCTGGCAACTGTTTGAAAAATACGTCCTGATGATTATTCAAAAGGATTTCAAGCACTATGGAGCCGCGGCGGTCTTTGAGAGGATCCGCTGGCATGTGCAGATTGAGACCACAGGGCAGGAATTTAAGCTGAACAACAATTATTGCGCTCATTACGCTCGAAAATTCGAGGACGAATATCCAGGCTACGCAGGATTTTTCAGGATTCGGCGGCTGGTCAGCGAGAATCAGAGTCCAAAATGAGGCGTGATCCAATATCGACAAGGGCTAGATTAGCATTGAATAGATTAAGCAGGAACAGATGGATAAGCGGTAAAGAATGCGAAAGAATTGTAAGAAATTGGGTAACCAATGCGCGCGCATATGAAGCTGTTATGTGTGGTGGCATTGAATACGTTGGAATTTTACGCGGTTTTCCACCTGCATTTACTTTTGAAGATCATTACAAACAAATATACAAAATTACCCAAAGCGGTAAATCAGATGTTGAAATAATGATTAAACTTTTATCAATATTAAAAGAGGTGCAAGATGAAAACATCTGGAGATCTAAGAAAAGAACTCGCAACATGTTTAATGTTAGCTAAAGATGGAAATTTGTCCGGGGATGCTTTGCGCGGAGTAATAGGGTGTGCAAATCAAATTACAAGCAATCTTGCTGTCGAAATGAAGGCCAGAGCGCAATTACAAAAAGAGGGAGTAGCAGCAACAGCATTAGGAGATTTAATGCTTTTTACAAAAGAAATTAAAAAATGATTTGCCCGGTCTGCGAAGAAAGACGCTCTACGGCTGCAAATGCGGCTCAATGGCCGATTTTAGAAGCGTGGGCAGAGCAACGCCAGTGGCCGGTCAACGGAACGCTGCAATCGCTTTCTAGCGAAGAATGGAAGGATATCCTAACCGCGGCTTTTGAAGGGGACACCTCTCCGCGGCTGGCGCCGGGGCTCGAGGGCGGGATCGTGATGCTGGGTCGACGGACAAGCCGTTACGGTAAAAAACGGTTTTCGGAATGGCTGGATTGGCTGAATGCTGCTTCGCACCATGCCGGTATCAAAGTCCCGGCGCCGGATCGGTATGACCAAAGCTGAAAAGGGTTGGATGGCTGCCGTGGCTGAGCTGGGTTGCATCGTTTGCAAGAATGAGGGGTATGGCTTTGTGCCGTGTTGCGTTCACCATTTGCTATCCGGCGGGCAGAGAATGGGACATTTGCAAACAATTGGGCTCTGCTACAGCCATCACGCTAGCGGGGTCAAAACTGTAGAGTTTTGCAGTCGGCATCCGTGGGTCAGGGAGTTTGAGAAGCGTTACGGAACGGAAAAAAGTTTACTGAAACAAACTCAGGGGCTGATAAATGACACCGACGCAGCGCAGTCTTAAAGCTCTCCGCGATCTCGGTTACCTGGTCGAGGTCGTGGAAAAATGGAACAGCTTTACCCGGACGCGCAAGGATCTGTGGGGATGGGCTGACCTGTTGGCGATTAAGCGCGGCGAGGTGCTCGCGGTCCAGGTCACCAGTGAGGGCGTTGCAAACAGGGTTGCAAAGGTTACTGCGTCAGAAACGCTCGGCAGGGTGCGCGAGGCCGGGATTCGGGTCGAGGTGCATGGCTGGCGCAAGAATGCAAAAGGTAAATACGTGCAGCGCGTAGTCGACCTGTCCTGAACAATATATTGCAAAATGGTAGAAAATATACCAATGATTGCAATGCATTGACACCTTGACTTATAAGCACTAATCTTGTGGGGCGTATATCTCCTCCGAGTGCGCAATCCCGCTTGACCGCGGTCTGAGCGATGCGGGCGCTCTCCCCTAGGCCGCGGTTGTCTTGCGAAAGGTTTAAATGCCTTCCAGCTCACCAGCACAAGCTCGCCTGATGGCAGCAGCCGCGCACGATCCGAAGTTTGCCAAGCGGGTTGGCGTGCCGGTCAGCGTGGCGCGAGACTTTAACCAGGCTGATAAGGGTAAGCGATTGGCTGTTGCAATGCAGCAGATGGAGCGTAAGTAAGCAACCACTTACAAATGTAAGTGAGTATCCACTTAAGATTAAAACAGAAATGGCAAGACCTAAAGGAATACCAAAGACTGGCGGGCGCAAGGCCGGGGTCGGTAACAAGACGACGGTCGATGTGCGCAATGCTATTGCGTTGATTGCTCAGGACAACGCGGGCAACTTTGCCCGGTGGCTTGGTCAAGTGGCTCTTGAGGATCCCGGCAAGGCCGCCGACCTGTATTTGAAAGCCATCGAATATCACATTCCAAAGCTGGCGCGGTCGGAGCAAACGGGGCCAGATGGCGGGCCGCAGGAGCATACATTCCGGTGGCTTGAGTGACGCTTCACGTCATACCCTACAAGCCTCGTCCGGCCTTCCTGCCGTTCCACCAGCGCAGCAAGCGGTGGTCGTGCCTGGTGGCTCACAGGCGGGCTGGCAAGACCGTGGCGGCGATCAACGACCTTATCCGGGCGGCGGTCACCAGCAGGAGCCCGATGCCTCAGTTTGCCTATATCGCGCCATTCCGGTCCCAGGCTAAGTCTGTGGCTTGGGACTATCTCAAGCATTTCAGCGCAGGTTGTGCCGCAAGCACCAACGAGGCCGAGTTGACGGTTGAAATGATCAACGGCAGCAAGGTCAGGCTGTTTGGCGCCGACAACGCTGATGCGATCAGGGGTTTAGGCTTTGACGGACTGTTTTTAGACGAATTCGGAGATTTTCGTCCTTCGGTGTTCGGGTCTGTTTTAAGACCAACTTTGAGCAGTACGCAGGGCTGGTGCGTGTTTGCTGGCACACCTAAAGGAAAAAACCAGTTTTGGGACATAAAGCAAACCGCAGCTAGGTTGCGGGATGATTGGTTTCTGTTGCAGCTGCCGGCCAGCAAGTCAGGGTTGCTGCCGGATGGAGAGCTTGCGGCGGCAAGGGCGCAGCTTTCAAAAGACCAGTACGATCAGGAATACGAGATTTCATTCGAAGCGAGTATCTTAGGGGCGTTCTTTGGCACAGAGATGCGCGAGGCCACAGAAGCAGGCAGGATCTGCCGGGTCGACTACCAGCCAGAGGTGCCGGTGCATACCGCCTGGGATCTCGGCAAGCGGGACGACACCGCGGTTTGGTGGTATCAGGTCATCAGAAACGAAATCCACGTAATTGACTATTTTGCGGTGTCCGGCGCCGAAATTTCAGATTTGGCCGCTGTGATCACAGGCAAGCC